CACATTACGTTCTCGTTTTGCATTTCGTTCCAGCGCAACATCAAGAGAGGTATTGACGAATATCATGTAGCAATCATACCCCAGTGCTTGTAGTTTTGCCTTATAACCATTAATCTTATCATAGTCATCACCAGTGCCATCAATCACAACACCAAGACGACCTTCAAGATAGTTGTCTCGCATCTTATCGGTGGTCACCTTTGCACGGCCACGAACATTATCTCTTGCTTCTGTCTCACGCTCACCCCGTTCTGTATTCATCTTTAGGGTGAGTCCAGCCTTGTCCATCATGGTTTCAAACGCTGCATCAGAATTGACGACCTTTAGACCAGTTCCCCCAATGGAGTACCGGACAACGTATGATTTACCGCTGCCCGGTCCACCAGCAAGGAAAAAGCATTTAAAAATGTCGGGGTCTTGTATCCCCTCTTGTAATTCTTGAAATGTTTTCATTATCCCCGAATCCTACTAACTCATTTTGTTGTCGCATAAGTGCTATCATGTATTTATGTTCTTCAGAAATTGGTTCAATTTTTCTATCTTGACTTTGAAAGCTTTGCATCTTCTTAATTCTATTTCGGGATTTGCTCATTTTATCTTCCTTTTTTTTATGATAGGTTTTCTTTTTCATGATAATTGAGTTAGTAGTTCTCCTTTCTTATTCGTCATAATCCTGACTTCCTCCGTAAAAGTCTTTATTGGAAAAGACCTTACCAGTTTTGGTAGGTTTAGGTTCTACAAAACCTTGATCTGAATCAAAAGGTTCTGTAACGGAATCTTTGTTACACTCCAACAACATTGTGTGTTTGTTTTCACCAAATTTAAATGTATGTTTGAGAGTTCTAATTAGAAAATTACCTTTGTAGAATTTATCAAAACCATCCTCAGTAGATTTGTTTGATCCTGACTCTTTTAGATTTACTGTGATTACATCACCAGCAACAATAGAAGTATTTCCATGAACAGTCATCACTATAGTTCCTGAAGAGTTAAGATTTATTAGCAGGCCTCGTCGAGTTTGTAACCAACTTTCTGATCTTCGTGGCTCAAAAGAGTAACGTCTTTCTTCACCATCATGAACATCAAATTGAGAATCCATTTTTACATTATCTTTGTTCTTAATCGTTGATGTTGGTGCAACAAACACTGTATAATTAAAATCAGTTATTCTTCGATCCTGTAAATCAACCACTGCATTATTATATAGAGGTTGATCTTTATCTCCAGAAAAGAAATTTATGCTTTTTCTTTTGTTGTCAATCTTTTTTAATTCTGGTTCAAAATTAGCAAAATAATTATATCCAGTGATGGTTAAATTTTTATATATGATATCGTGTTGAATTAGTGTGGATGCAAGTGCGCCCATAGGTGCAAGTTCAAGAAAGTTTCTACTAGATTTGATTTCAAATTCAAGAATTGTTTCTAAATCTTTGGTTAATTTCTTGTCCATGTCTGGCCCAGAACTAAGACCAGGCGTATCTCCTACAGGAGCTCCAGCATCTGATTCAGTATAGGTTGCCTTCGATCCCTCAGCATACATACTCTCAATTGATCTAAAATTATGTCCCTTCATATTTTCATATTGATGAAATGTGGGTGTACCATGTTCTGAACCTACAGCTTTCAAAGTAAAGGTTTTAAACAAATTGAATGGAGTTAGGTTAGGTGCTATAATTTGTTTGATACCTGATGTGGATTCAACATACAAATCTTTTTTGCAATTTAAATCACTCTGCATGATGGTTGTGTACAACTCTGCATATGAACCTTTTAATGATCTGTTGACTTTTGTTCTTCTGCTGTGGATGAGCTCACTGGAAACAAATTCCAAGGTTGTAACAGTGTTATTTCCATCTGCCACTCTCTGCACTACACGAATTACATGTAACACATTCTCATCAAAATTTATTTGTAGTTTTTTCTCTTTCATGGATGATGTAGCGATAACAATTTGTAGATATTCCATACCAATAAGAGGCCCAGCATTATTCAGACCAATAGTATCAAATATATTGATGTATCCAGAAATTGAATTAGAGTCTATACTTTCAAACAATATAATTTCATTTACGGAGACTGATAAATCAACTTCAATCCCTTCACTTGTAGTTAAGACAAGTTTTTTAAGATCAAATTGACCAGCTTCTGATAGTTTTTCGTTTGCCATTTATTAACTCTTTATAAGGCGATTATAGTCTACAACAAATTTTCCGACTTCGCCGGGATTAATCAAATTTATAAGTCTCAATTCATCTTGCCTTTTTTCTTCGTATTCAAAATTTGTAACAACTGAAGCACTTGCATAATCATCGTTAGAAGACCCTATATTGATCGTAACAGTCGTATTACCAGATGTTTGATTAATTTCATAGTGATGAACACCATTTGGATTACTATATTTGTCATTTAAAAATGACTGAAACTGATTGACATTCATAGGCCATTGGTGATAACGATCAAATATGTTATTAAGAAGAAGAATAACCCAATGTAACTCAGCATCATCATAGACATCAAACGCAAGGCCTTCTGGTGTTTCTCCACTCTTGACTTGATACTTCAAGAAATTTACTGTATTGTCTCGAATAACTTCTCTGACCGCAACTCTCTTCAAAAGATTAGTCACAGTTTTAGTGCCACCATAGTTTACATTAGTATAAGGTATTGTAGGAAATGCTTCAAAATACATATTAAAATCCCAACTCTACTGATTCTTGAGTTATAATTTCAATTTCATTAAAGGTTAAAGTTATCTCTGATCTTTGAGGTGGTGTACCTTCTCCATTAATAGAGCCATCTCTAGTTGTCACGTTCTTTTCGTATGCAGTATATCTATCTCCACCATACTTTACCGACATATCAGTTAGATAACATGTTGAAATTCTATTCAAGAAATTATTTAAACCTGTGGATGTACCATCTTGAAAAAAGTATTCTATATCAAAGGTGGTAGGTATTGTTAACGTTCTATCTGAGTTTTGCCCAAGTGCACCACTGGTGTATTTTGGTAACATTGCTCTTTTAAATGCCATTATAATTGCATCTACTGATTGAGATTCTTTTGCACTTTTGGGAATGAAAGAGAACGTATATGAAAACTGCCTTCTTCCTACACCCTTAAACGCCAACTCCATTTTACTGCTTTGTATCTTGCCTGCCTTGATTTGTGCAAGAGCAGCTGCGCCAGGCGCAACAGTATCAGCAGCTGTTAATGCCCCTTTCGTTGCGCCTTCAGCAGCACCCCTAGCTAGCGATTTACCAGCGCCTGAAAAATCTCCTTGCAAAGCAGCACCAATGGCCTTACCACCGGCCTCAGCCATAACACCAATATCAACATCTTCATAATCTGATTTGTATGATACCTCAACTGAAGGTGGCATATACAACTGGATCATTGTGTCAACTCTTTTTGTCGATCCTTTTAGTGTGAATGACCTTTTCTGAACCCCACCTCTACCACTACCAGCAGTAGCAGCGCCTTTTTTAAGTTTACCTTCTTTCAATGAGTGTATCATGAAAAGAATATAGTGTCCCTGTCCTGTAGAACCAACGTCCACAGGATATGCAAATCTTTTAATACCTAGTTTACTGCGAGCTCCTGCCCCTAAAGTTGGCGGTGCTGCGGGCGCCGATTGTGATGTAAATGATGCACCCTGTATGTCTGATAAATCAGCGCCAGAGTCTGGAGTAAATTTCTGAAATGCCATCTGGGGTTCCTTTATAAATATTCAAAACTATTTATACAATATGGCATACAAAGGCAAATACTCACCCAACAATCCTTCAAAATACAGAGGGAACAGCAAAAAGATAATCTATCGCTCTTTGTGGGAGCGAAAGTTTATGGTTTATTGCGATAACAGCGAGGCTATCATTGAATGGGGCAGCGAAGAAATAATTATACCCTACATATCACCTTCAGACAATCGTATGCACCGTTATTTTCCAGATTTTTATATTAAGGTCAAACAGTCTAATGGTATATCAAAAAAATACATCATAGAAGTTAAACCTAAAAAACAATGTAGTCCACCAAACCCTAAACCAACAAGAAAGACTAGACGGTGGTTTTCAGAGGTTAAAACATGGGCAGTAAATGAAGCTAAATGGAAATCAGCAAACTCTTGGTGTGAAAACAACGGTATGGAATTTAAAATATTAACAGAAGATGATTTAGGCATTCGGTATAAATAATTACATGGCTGATAGCGATTACATACAAAAAGTTCAAGATGCTGCAAGAAACAAACCGTATTCTTCAGATTGGTATCGGGAGAAGATCAAGGAATTTGGTCAACCCGGCAGACTAGACCTTATTAGGGATGGTAAGAGGAAAGGTTCGCCGTTTGGGGGAACACTGAATATGTTTGTGTATGGTCCTAAGCACAAAGCAAAACTACCATATTACGACACATTTCCTTTAGTGTTGCCCCTCGAACAATATAATGATGGTTTTCTAGGACTAAACTTTCATTATTTGCCCATACCATTGAGGATGAAACTGTTAGATAGAATGCTTGATGAGGACATGAATGTTAACTATAGTAGAATAAAAAAGATCAAGTTAATACAGCCTACATTAAAAAGATATTTAACAGGATTTACTAAATCTCAGTTTCGTAAGATTGAGGAAGATGAACTGGTTATTGCAACTTTACTTCCTGTTCACAACTTCAAGAAATCTGACGCAAAATCTGTGTGGAGCGATTCAAGGAAAATGATCTAATGGCAGTAAATACAAAAACCTTACAACAATTATTTGACGGTCAACTTGGGCCTATTGCAGTACAAGAAGCAAGAGGAGCTGCGATACGTGCTGGTAAAGGAATTTTACAAGATGCTCTAAGTGGTATATTTGGAAGGTCTTCCAGTTCTCAAATTGATAAGTTTCGATCAGAGATTTCTTCTTCTGGTACATCCAGAACTAATATGTTTGAGGTTAAACTTGCACCGCCAGGACAAGTAAACAATGCACTTGCTCAGTCGTTAGTATTAAGATGTGAAAGTATGGCAATGCCAGGCATTAACCTTGCAACCGTTGATGATAACAATATATATGGGCCAACAAGAAGTATTGTTGAAGGTGTAACATATGCAGATGAGGCAGGATTGACCTTCCTTATGGATAAAAACTATGAAATAAGAAAATACTTTCAGGCCTGGATCGAACTTGCATACAATCCCTCATCGTGGAATCTAAAGTATTATGATGACTATGCTTCGGGACACATAGAAATTTATCAGTTAGACCAAAATCATCAACCTGTATTTGGTGTGAAGTTGTGGGAAGCATATCCAAAGAACTACGGGCCGATAGAATTAAGTCAGACCAATAATGAGGTGGTCAAGTTAACTGTAAACTTCAATTATAGATATTGGAGTGATATTGGAATATATGGAGCAGCTGAACCTTCATCTGTGCCATCATTCGGATTGCCAGATGTAAATGGAGTGTTGCCAGACCTATCTCAATTCCCAATTAGGCCGGCTATTCAACAATCGAGAACACCTACTAGAGACGTTTCATTAGAACCATAAATTAATATTTGAAGTGAATTAAGGAGATTTACTATGGCATTGCCAAAAATTACAACACCAACTTATACTTTAGTTAAACCCTCTACAAATGAAGAACTTGAGTATCGCCCATTCTTGGTGGGTGAAGAAAAGATACTTTTGATGGCTATGGAGTCAGAAGAAGAGTCACAAATTTATAAAGCTATTTTAAAGCTTGTTCACTCCTGTACTAATGGGAAAATGGGAAACAATGACGATCCATTGTTTGACCTTGAATATGCGTTTTTGAAGATCAGAGGAAAGTCTGTTTCAGAGACAATTACTTTGAGTATCACATGTCCAGACGATAAGACGACAGTAGTTGAATATCCACTAAATACTGATGAGATTGAAATTTTAGTCGATGACAAACACAGTAAAGTTATT